AAAACCTGCTATGCCAGCTTTTCAAATGATAGGAGAGATAATACTTGGTATTGTAGTTGTGGCAATTGCGATATTAATAGGATTAGTGACGGGACTTGCAATGGGGATAGCTGCTTCAATAGGTGGAATAATCCAGATATTCACTGGTTTGGTAGAATACATGACAGGCATGTTTAACTTTCTTGGTGGCATTATTATGTTTTTTGTTGATTTATTTACTGGGCAGTGGGGTAAGTTAGGAGGAGATTTAGCGAGAATATGGACAGGCATAACTCAAATGTTTCATGGTGCATGGGATGTGATAGCGGGAATATTTAATGCAGCAGCAGGACTTATAGGCGGAATAGTGTATGGGTTTATAAAGGGTGTTATTGCTTTCTTTGTGGGACTTTGGGATTCGCTTGTTGGGCATTCGATTGTTCCTGACATGATCAATGGGATTGTCGATTGGTTCGCACAGCTCCCAGGTCGAGCGCTAAGTGCTGTGTGGGGACTTCTTGGGATGATTGGTGGTTTCTTTACCAATCTTGCGAGTCAGGCTCTCACGTGGGGATCAAATATAGTGAAGGGGATAGCAGATGGAATTACGTCTGCTATCCACTGGGTTACATCTGCTATTTCCTCAGTTGGGCAAGCCATAGCCAATTTCTTGCCTCACTCTCCTGCAAAAGAAGGTCCACTTGTAGACCTGGAAAATACGGGAACTGAGATCTCAAATCAGATAGCCAAGGGCATGGTTGGAGGGACATCTCTTATTGATTCAGCCATAGGCAACATGCTCAAACCCGTCAATATTAAGGGTACTCAGGTAGCGACTGATGGCAGTTCTACTACTGGCAACCAGCAACAAATCATCACCATTATTGATAAAACCGAACACCACTACTACTTTGACGGGAAAGATATTACCAACTCGGTCATGAAACGAACAGTGAAAGAGCTGAGAGGACATGGTTTGAAGAAATGAGTGTCCTCACATTTACAATTCAAATATCTGGCATCACCTATGACATTAAAGAAGGTTCGTTTGATTTTAATCCGCAAGTAGAACAACGTTCAAAGTTGACATTTACTGTATTAGATCCTACTAATGTCTTTAGTTTTCAAAAAGGTCAACAAGTCACACTTACAGACTCAGCAAACACGATTAAATTTACAGGAACAGTTAGTACTGCTTTACGGTATAGAATAGGAACTGGAACGATGATGCATCACGATATTGTTTGTGATGATATGCATCAAGTAGCAGACGAACGGACAACTAATAAAATATATGTAAATCAAAATGCAGGTGTGATTGTTGCAGGAATGACAAATGATACAATATCATCAGAAGGCGTAATAGCAAATTATGCAATTAGGGAAGATAATACGCAAGCTCAATTTTCACAGGGGACACTAAATGGATTAGTTGCGACAAGCAATCTAGGTGGAGATCTTGAGCTTGCTTCTGCTGGTAGTCAGGTGACTATTTTTGAAAATGCAGGCTCTATCTTTGGACAAGGATCACTTACCAATTGTCAAACTTCAGGAAATACACTTATTCCTACACCTACTCCTACAATCAAGCTTGTTGGGACAGAATCGCTTACAGGAGACAATAACGCTTATACGTATATCAAGATCTTTTCATCAGGAAGCATAAGTATTCTTTCAGGCAGGTACCTTGAATATGATATCTGGATTGATCCTAAATCACCTGAAATAAAGTCTGGTGTTGATATTATTTGTACTGATGGCACGTCTCTTAGAGACTCTACAGGCGCTAATTCGTATCCCTATGGCGATGATCAAAATATCCCTCCTCATCCAAAGTACGATCAACAAAGCTATGCAGATGGAAAGTGGAGACATCGTAAATTCTTGCTTGATAATTTAAGTGGGAAAACAATATCTCATGTAGATGTGGTATTTGAAGGTGACAAGGGCGGTACATATACAACATATATTAAAAATATTTACGAAACTAATGGATCATCAAATGTTAATACATTTTTTAATGGTACATTTAACGTTAATCCCCCACAACAAATGCAGAATTCAGGATATAACAACATTTCTTGTGTTATTGTAAATACTTATGATTGTTATTCTCCTTCTTATCGTATTTCTCCATCCTATAGTATTGATGCCGCAAAAATTATACGAAATTCTTTTCTGAATTGGATAGCAACTACTCCAACGGGAACAAACATATTAATGGAATACAGCATTGATGGGGGAAATAGTTATATAACGTGTACTAACAATGCATCATTGCCTTCATTGCTTGCTGGTTTATCTGTTGCTGGTTTTTCTATTCAGTTTCGGCAAACATTTCAGCAAACATCTACTGCCTCTCCTGAAAATCCACCAATTCTCAGTTTCATGGAAGCGGTTATCAATTCAAGTTATCAAGCAACAAAATCAGATATAAAGCTTTCTGCCTCAACAACTGGAGAGTGGAATGCGGGTACTCTTACCAATACACAAGTAAATAGTGGTGTCCTGTCTCTTCTTGGTGCGGTGCGCAATTGGAGTGGTGCTGATCTTTCTGGTATGACCATTTATGGAGCAGGAACATCAGGCGGTCCAAGCAATACAACAGTAAACCAGCATTGCAACTATAAAGTATTTTGGATTGGCGAGGGCATTAGCATGGAGGGTCGCTCTCGTTTTGATTTCATTGGGCAATGGCAGAATGCTATCGCCGAATGTGATATCTTTCTTGACGTGCCAACTGGAAAAGTGGGGTTTGTTTACAGAACAACGGATTGGAGCAATTACGATGGCACTTTTGCTTATGCAGTAGAATGTACGGGTACAAGTATAAAGCTTTATAAAGGTTCAAATAATGCAGGCGCGTCTAGCAATGCTACTGTTACACAAGTTGGTTCAACGGCAACATTAACAGTGAGCGGTGGTTGGCACCGACTAAAACTCATTTTTAATGGTTCAAATCATCAGATATGGCTAGATGATATTCAGTATATTAATGCAACAGATGCAACGTATAGTGCAGCAGGTTATCTAGGATTTCGGTCATCAAATGCAAATAGTAGTGCAGGTTATCAGGGACAATTTAACAATCTTGGAGTAACAGTAACAGGATTGTCTGGTACATGGGTATCTGCTAGCACTTCACTAACCAGCGTAGGAACGTATGGCAATTCTGTTGTTACCTGGGAAGATGTTTCGATTAATCCTCAATCTACTACCATTCTTGTTGAGTCCACAACCAACGGAGGGAGCAGCTGGCAGGTCGTCACAAATGGAGGTCCGATAACCAGCCTTACTCCAGGACAATCTCTTAGCGGTGTCAATCTCCAGTTGAGGGTTACGCTTTCAACACAATCGGCTGCCAGTATGCCTCAGATCCAATATTTAGTGTGTCGTATTCTTGGGCAGTTCAATAGCTCAGGCACACGAATAGCGCCTGTACTTTCACTTGCATCTGCTCTTATTTGTGGGAGCGCAACAGCTTCATGGAATGTGAATACACCTCCAAATACATCATTTAGTCTTCAAACATCACTAGACAATATCACCTATAACAATATATTTGGTTTGACTGGCATTCAAATCGCTGGGCTCACAACACAACCTTTACCAATTCTTGACACTTTCGCAACCAATGACTCTCCTACTTATGCACATCTAAATAGAACCGGAGGAAGTGCGTCAACGTGGGTATGGGACACTGCCAATTCACGAGTTACTGCTTCAGGTGGCTCTAGCGACATGCAGTTATATACTGGTGTCTGGTTTAATACTGGTTATCAAGTTAAAAAACAGATTATTATCGATCATACTAAAGTCGTTGGAGGTGCTGATCTTTCAAATTATCCTCTGTTGGTTTCTTTCACAGATCCTAATCTCGTTATCCCTAGTGGTTTTGTTCAAAATGTGAACGGTTTTGATATTATCTTTGTAAGTGCAGATGAGACAACACAATTAAATCATGAAATAGAAAATTATAATCCATTTACGGGTGAAATTGAGATGCATGTGTCAATACCAACATTATCTCATACTGTAGATACTGTAATTTGGATGTATTTCTGTAATCCTGGTATATCAACAACTCAAGAGCATGTAACAAGTGTTTGGGACACCAATTTCAAAGCTGTCTGGCATATGGGCAAAGCAACAGGAGCAAATCAACTTGATTCAACCTCTAATGCTGTAACAGCAATACAGCACAATTCCCCCCTGCAAGGGGCTGGTCAAATTGATGGAAGTCTTACGTTTGATGGATTGACGCAATATCTCAGTGTTGCGCATGGGGCTGTAACAGATATTACAGGTGATAAAACAGTTGAGGCATGGATAAATACAGACTCCTTTGCGCTTGATGCTAATGGCTCTGATCCTCGTGTGCTTATTAACAATATCGATGGAACAAACGTCTATCAATTAGCCTTGGATGCTGCTGGAGGGGGAACGATTGCATTTGCTGTTAATGACTCAACAGGACAGCATATTATATCAAATCAAACATGGAGTACAGGTGTTTGGTATCACATAGTTGGTACATATGTAGCATCAAGTCATACGGTTGCACTCTACATCAATGGAGTGTCAGTAGCTAACAATGGAAGTCTTTCTTTATCAACGGGTACATCTTCTCTCTTTAATATTGGCAGACGTACTGATGGATTAGGGTATTTTCTTGGATCTCAGGATGAGATCAGGATCTCGAATAGCATTCGATCTGCTGGTTGGATAGGAACAGAATACAATAATCAGTCAAATCCAGGGACATTTCTTTCTCTTGGGGCACTTACGTTTCAACCAACAACTTCTACCAAAGATGGCGATTGGATTTTCGACACTGATCAGTGTGATTGCGGAGGGATTGTTTGGAGACAAACAGACGCGAGCAATTTCTATGAGCTTGATATCTTTGACGCATCCTCTAATGCAGGGTCTACCAATGTTTTGAAGCTTTTCAAAGTTGTGGCAAATACAAAAACACAGATCGGCGCGACGATTACCATATCATTTATCAGAGGAATAGCATACCGCGCTCGTGTCACGATGATAGGGACTGCCATCACAGTTTATTTTGATGGTGCAATCGTGCTCACTGCAACCGATAGCGCTTTGGCTGGTCCTGGCAAGTCTGGCATGATCAATGTTTCTGGCAACTCCCACTTCTATAATTTCAGGATGCAACCGCTCGGACAATCCCTTGCAGGTGTCAATCTTTATTCTAAAGTTACGCTTTCCTCAACTGATCCAACAGTTACCCCACAACTTACAGATTTGATACTTGTAGCACTTCATCCCAATATTGCGCTGGGTCCAATCATTCCAACGGTAAACTATAAGAGAACGTATCTTTCAGCGAATATGGATGATATTTCCAAAAAAGCCAATTGGACGTGGCAAATAGATCCTAATCTCAATATGTTGGCTGGTCCTCGCATTGCCATTCCTGCTCCTTGGATACTTACATCCAAGGATGTGCTCTATCCTGACGATGGATCTGGATCGCTTTCAGTTGAAAATAGCGGGGATCTTTATAGAAATAGGCAAATCTTAACAGGTGTATTAGCAACAATGGCAATGAGTGAGACTCATCCAGGGGATGGAAAGAGCACGTCTTGGACACTCAAATTCCCTGTAGTTGGGCAAACCCCTACCATATTCCTCAATGGAGAGGTGAAATCCATCGGGCAAAAGGGCATAGATATAGGCAAAGATTTCTACTATGCCCTTGGCTCAACTTCTCTTGCTCAGGACACCGCGGGGACAATTCTCCAACCTGATATTGATAGCTTCACGATCAACTATACAGGCCAATTTACAACAGAAGTTGTACGCAATAACACTGGTCAGTTTCCAGGGACAACATCACAGAGCCAATATGCAGCTCTCACAGGTGGCTCAGGCATTGTTGAGAATGTTGAAGACATAACAGCCATGCAGCTTGATGTACCCTCTGCAAACGCTTATGGAGACGGCCTTTTGCAAAAGAATGGGGTGATCGGCAGGACTTTGATTTTCAAAACTAATCGAACCGGTCTTTCAGTAGGTCAATATATTGCCGTGTTCATTCCTGAGCATAAATTAAATGATGCATCCATGCTCATCACAAATATGGATCTTCATCCAGAAATAACACTTGT